CGGTACCCCATTGCGACGTATCACTCCTGTACCCCCAATCATCCGAAGACCCCGTTACTTTCATAAGAAAGTTACCGTCACCTTGTATTCTAGCTGTATCACACGGTTTATTGAATTCGGGTGCCTTTGCCGATGCCCAGACATCACTTCTTTGTATGTTATCATGAATATGTAAAGATATCATGTTAGGGTGTTGTTTAAAAGTAAACGCCCCATTGGGTGATAGATATTCCGCACCAGAACCCATTTTTCCATCGTTCTGATCCGACCGTATAGCGGTACGCACAGGTTCCAAATGGAACAGCGCACGCGCATACTCGTCTTTGTTCATTTCGTTTAATTTTTTAAACGTTGGTTTATGATTAATAAATTTACCGTCACCGAAATCAATATCATCTTTTGTTAATACTTTTCTTACCAAAACTTCTTTCCTGTTATTGTCTGGGTGTCCCAACATGTACCCATCCTTATACTTTTTAAGTCTATACGCATCAGTATTATCCCATAATTTGTCGGCATTACCAGTAATTAAATTAGTAAACTGAACTTTACCACCATCCAAATTTTTCATTTTAAAACATTGGTGAAACTCCTCGATTAAATAGAGCGTTTCCTTACCTAATATTTCAAATTTAAACGAATCACTCGCGATTGTAATTGGAATGGTAACTTCCTGGACTTCAGTTAAATTGAGGGTTGTATCAATATCACTTTGTTCGATTTTGATCTGGTCACCCGTATCCACTAAAAATGTAGATTCCGCGGCTGTACGAGCGATACCTGCATCGTCACTTACACTATTATACCAAACAGATACCTTATTCACACCAACGACACTTTTACTCGAATCTGTTAATTCTGTACCTTTAAATATTATTTCGCCAGAACTATTATTTTCGATCCCTGATCCTGAATCGTAAACTATATCCTCCTGAACTTTGTTACCCCCAATTTCGCGTCTAAAAATAAGTTTTGATACTGCATCAAAACCCATACCCGTCGTCCATGTTATTTTCAAATCAATACTTTCTGATGTATCTACCGTCGCATCGTCGTCTTCGTCGGTACTATCACCACGTGGGTTGAGATTTTTAGATGCAGCATCTAGTGTAATTTCGGGTTTGTCTGATGTTTCTTCATCGTCACTTTTTTTAGTACTAAAGTAAACAGCCAAAGCTATCCCTATAATTATTACTAATAAAGCAAATAGTCCGAGTACGGCACCTTTTTTTGCCATCTCGGTGTTTCTTTTATTAGTAGTATATTTTTTTTGAATTAACTTTTATAGTAAAAATCGTAATCACTATTACTACTTGTTTTACTTAAATTGTTAGAAGTTTTCAAGTAACACCATTGTGTTCCTGTAAGTTGTGAAAAAGCTTTACATTTTGGGAATGAGTCACACTTTTTTTTACACTGATCTAGCCAATCCGAACCGGTTGGGTATAGTCTAGACCTTTTCCAATCTGTACCAGCAAGTGTACCACCATTCCCCTTGCCATCGTAACCACTATCTAGATCTAGGTTTTGACTTGACCATAACACGGTATTATCTTTTTTTGTGTAAATAGGTTGAGGTGGAGGTGGAGGTTCGGGTACATCAATTTCTTCAAGATTACTCGTATCTAATGACATTCCAAAATCGTCTTCTGTAAACGTCACAGTTTTCGTATACAATTTAGTATCAGGTTTAATATCGTTATAGTACAATTCGAGTGTATTATCGCCTATAATATTTTCATCAAACTCCTTATTGTTTACTATGTTCATGGTCACATCCGTAAAGTCTTTAAGGTTACCCGCATCACTATTTTCGTAGGTGTGAATTACACTTCCTGAAGAATCTTTCAGGGTAACGATCCATTTCGTAACAACCCCTTCGATACTCGCTTTATTCGTCCACGAAAGTTTAAGACCCTCGAGTGTATACTCTTCACTCTTGCTGGGTCGTATACTATAAATCAAAAATATGATAAATAGAATGATAGCTAATAAGAGTATCATTTTATATATCACGAGATATTATTTTTAAATTAGTTTAGTTTATTCTTCTTTCATTTCAATTTGTGGTTTCGAATTCGAACCTTTAGATCTACTCATAAGTACGTAGACGAAGATGGCCATAAAGGCGACGATAACTGTTAACATTCCAATTCCTTGGTAATCCATTTTTTTATATACTATAATACTATATAAAAAATGCGTCAGTTTACCACCGTCCTGATGGAAGCACTCTTCATTGGTCTCATGTTACAAGTTTTGTTCATGGGTCTTACAAAATATATTTATAAAGGTACAGGCGCTCTAATTATTTCAGGGGCGTTAATACATTTATTGTTTGAGTATTCACCTTTCGGTAATATTAACGAAAAGTGGTGTAAAATGATATTTGATTAAAAGTTTATAAGTTCGTCTATTATAGCCGTTTTATCGTATTCGAGTTCTTTTAACGTCTCTGATAATTCTTCGTGTTGTCTATCGATATCGTCGTTATAGTCTTCCAGGTAATTCTTGAAGAACATACGTACATCACCAACGTCGTGTCCTGAATCTAAAAGTGAACCAACCGTATACCGAGGTAATCGAATGCCAAGTTCCCGTGCGCGTCGTTTCACAGCTTCTTGGCGAACAAAGTTCGTCACGTTTCGTCTATGTTTTAGTTTTTCCACTTTTTTTAACGTTTCGTGGATTAATCTGTTTACTTCCATAAGTTCATCTTCGAGTTCGTAATCGCGTAACTGTTCCGGGACAGGTGGTGGTGTTTGTATTTCTGGTAAGTCGGGGTGTACATAATCCCCGCGTCTTGATTGTGGTGGTGGCACCGTATCGTATATCGTAAGATCGTCAAGATTATCCCCGAATGGTGGTAGACGAGGCATCGGGGAAAAGGGTATGGGTATATCAACACGACGAATTCTAAATTCTTCTTCACCATCACTTTCAGAATCCGTTTCGTATTTGATATACTCGTGAATCTTTTTGATCGAATCACACATTTTAAGATAATCGCCTTCAGAAATTATCTTAGAATTGAGGTCGAGCGTTTGCATTAACGTGGTAAGAGCGTCCATTTTTTAATATATTAATTTTTTATTTTGTTTCATTACAACTTAGGTTTGTTATTTTTCTTAAAAGTAAAAGGGCTTCTACGGCTTCACCAATTTCACGGTGTTTTACACAAAACCCGTTTTTTCCTTGGCGACAGAGACAGTTTTCGTGTACACAGTTTGGACGCATTTTCTTGATTATTTTTATAATCTCGTACTTAGGTTCTTATTTCACCTTCTTCGAGTTCGGATTCAGAATCCGACGTGTATTCACTTTCATTATCCAAATCGTCGATGTTTTCAGGTAATCCTTCTTCTAATATATCGTAATCGATTTTGTGTTCGATTTCGTAATCGTCTAAGAAATCGCGTAAAGAAATTTTATCATTGACATCGTATTCATCGTCTAAATATCGTTTCCAAAACGAAAGATTCTTTTTCGTAATTTTACTTGGAAACAGTTCAACCGTAAAATCCTCGTCTTTTTTATATCCACTCTGTTCGAGAATGTTCTTTTCACTTTCGATATACATATCGAAAAAGTTTTCTAAAACACCGTTTTGTTTAGGTTCGTAATAAAATTCAATAAATTGAGCTTGACCGTACGATGTTTCGAGTTTTTTATTAGAAATACCAATATAGGCGAGGTACCCGTACATATTTTTAGGAATAAGGTGTTCGGGGTACCCAAAATCGGCACGCAAACCGTATACTTTACACTTTTTACCCACTAATTCGGAAAAAAGTTGATTAACATCGAAAAGTTCGACGATCGTGGTACATTTTTTAAGAAGTTCGTAAGTAAGGCTCATTATATTATATTATATTACACATTAGTTGCTATTGTTTAAGTCCATATCGTCACTTAATGTATTGTAAAGTTCCGTCCAATCCACGCTTCCGTGAAGATTATATTTTTCGATAAAGTGTAAGAGTGTTTTCCGACACTTGAATTCATTTTTAAAGTAATTCATCCAAAAATCAATCCATTCTTCTGAAATGTGTCTTGGAACAATCATGGTTTTCAAACCATCTTTCGCCAACATTTGTAATGCCGGTTCGAGAATACCCATTCGCATACCGTTTTCGTATTTCTCTTCATACATAAAATCAAGTATATGCATTTTATCATTAAATGAAGAAACACCAAAATACGCGACGTGGTCGAGATGTTTAGGATTACATTCTCTAGGAAAATTGTGTTCCGGTTTCACACCGTATACTTGTGAATATGTACCGTGTGCAAACTTATCACTTCTAAAACTCGATAAAATACCGTCGAGTTTTGGAAGTCGTTCAATAGTAACAGCTTGTTTTGTAAGTTCGTAAATAAGAGACATTTTTATATTAATATTATATCTGATCTATATCACTTAGGTCTTCTCTGTACATTAATATTTCTTCAGCAACAATTTGATAAAATGCCATTTTATACGCTAAAAATCCAAATAAGGTTGCCCCCATATTAAAATCAAATGGTAATTCCGATGTGTTCCACAAAGATTCAGCCAATGCGAGACATGTCGGTAACAATAATCGTTTATTTAAACTAGGTACTTTTTCTATGTTATCGACGTAAGAAGAAAGTGAATCGACATACATATAAGATGCAATTGTACCCAAAGTCGCTGACACACCATCAATAGGTGTATGAAAAATAAAATGGTACGTTGAAACGGCGATACCGTATTGTAAAGTTGATTTTCTAATTTTAGCCTTGACTTGTTCGTATTCAGCTATACCTTCTTTACGTTTAGTAGGACATGATATTCGAATGGTTTTAGTGTACGGATTTATTATACTCAGCATTACATTACATTTTATTTAGTATATTTTCTTTAAACTTTTTCTCTTTCTCTTCAAAGGCTTCACACCTTTCTATAGATTCATGTAAACGAACTTGTAACTCGACGAGTTTATCCTCGTGTACAAAATCGTCTTTAGGTACCGGTGATAATTCCCATAAAATACCATACATTCTGTTATACATGAGTTCTCTTTTATAATTTTGTACCTCCCTATATTTAGAACGATTTAATTCGTTTGCGTATTTTACAATATCATGCGTATCCGTAAAACAAAACTCACTATACGCGTGTTCATGGAGTTCCGTACAGTTCTCGCCATCGCCGAATAAGTTTATCGAGTTTTTCAGTTTTTCCTCCCATACCGTATTTTCGTTTTTTGGGTGCCCCTGGGCACTCGAGAGAACACGCGTCGTATTTATTAACTTTTTCCCATATGATCCTCTGTATATCTCCCGGGAGATTGTTTGTCGCTTGACAAAAGGCGAGAATGTAATCGTACGTGTGTAAGGCGATATAGTCTTCCATTTCATTTTTTATTATTTTTTCCATGTATTGTATAACTTAGGTTGTTTTGGTATTTCTAAAATGATTGTTTCATTCGCTTCATTTTTGGATACGATATAATCATTATCAAATACATTTATGGAAGGAAATGCTTTTATACTCACGGGGTTTGGGGTAGGCGCTATTAAGTTACATACACTTTTGTAGAATGTAAACATAACTGTTAGTAATTACCTTTATTTTTTTTATATACTAAATACAATATGGTATCTCTCCAGGACTTACCAAAAAAAGTACAATACATAATTGTGGATTCTGAATTCGTTAATGGTACAAATAACACATTCACTATTGATTTATCACTTGAATCTAATCTACACGTCGAAGAAATATCAGAAGTAATTGGTATAAAACCAGTTGATTTTTATATCACACAAGTAGGTGAAAATGATTTAGGCAATACAAATGTAGCAAAGTATATAGATATAGTATGTGATGATATCCCAAAACGTGGTCAAATACTAAATGAACGTAACGGACAGATCCTAGCGCGCGTACCATTAGAACGAAGTTTTACGGGAAGTAATGATTTTATCATGCGTGATAAACAGTGGAGATCGTTTCAGCGTCAGACAAATTTATTCAATCCCATATCGATACAAAAACTTAATTTTAAAATATACGAATCACAAGGTGACGGTGATTATAAAACGCTCCAACCGGATGCGAATTGGTACATGGTTCTTGAAATAACAACCATAGACGTCAAAGAAAAACCTATCAATAAAGAAGTACAAATTCTCGAAGCGTTACATAAACTTATCGGGAAGATAGATGATCTTAACATAAACGTTAAAAAACTTCCAGATAAGGAGGATATCGAAAAAATGGAAATAGAAAAAAAGAAAAAGTATCCTTTACGTTATTTAGTGTTATTTTTAGCTATGATTATCGGTGGATTTGTATTTGTAAAAAATAAATTTACGCCTTCGGTT